GGAGAGGAGGTGCCAGATGGCTAAATTCTTCGTGGAGCCCAGCGTCGAGGATCCCAAGATGCTCGTTTACACCGACGGGGTGAACGTCGCTGAGGCACTGAGCGCCCAGCAACCAGAGTGGAAGCACATTCGCTCCGTGGCTTCGTGGTTCTTTGACTCCAGCGGTGTCAACGTGACCACTGAGCAAGCTGAGGCCATCCTCAAGGAATGGGGAGCGCCTCTCCCCGCCTGAATTCTCTCGCCCCGACACGGACAAGGCTGTTAGCCCGTGAGGTACGCCAAACCGGGATGGGAAGCGTGTGGTGATTGGGGCGAGGGACTATCCGAAGACTTCAGGTGTCAGCTCACTGACGCCTGGAGGTGACGGACCCATTGCGGCGGCATGCGCCGCCATCTGCGAGTTCAGTTCGTCCACCCGTTCCGGTGAGGTCGTCGTCAACCGCGCCTCTTCGTAGAGCGGATGCTGGATGTTCTCCTTGAGGTCGAAGCTCTCAGGCGTGTGGAATTGGAGCTCAAAGGCTTTGCCGTCTGGTGTCCTTGCTGTGGTATTCAGCCCGCGGTAGACCGGCGACTCCCAGGTGTTCTTCACCCGGTCCTGGTCGAAGGTGTAGCCCTGCGCCTTGAGGTCCGCCACCGCGCCCTTCACACCTTCGGTGTACTTGTCTGCTGGGAAGGTCATGGTGTAGCGCAGGTCATCGAATATCTTCCCGCCGGCCTCTGATGGGCTCAACTTGACGCCTACCTGCGCTGCCTCATCCTGCTTCTCACTTATCTTGCGCTCAAGACTGTCTTGGCCTTTGACCGCGTGGTCAAGACCAACCATCGTCCCGCCGTTATTCGCTGAGATGTCTCTCAGGGATGCGGACGTCGCTGGTTCGGCGGCCCGGGCATCACTGATGATCTGAGTCGCCACCTCCGATGTCGAGGGTCCTCCCCCCCCAGTAGTCCACCGACCTTGTTCGTCCCGGTCTTGGTCCTCCCAGGAGTCTCCCCACTTGACCAGGCGCAAACGAGGAGCGGCCTTCACCAGGGTGAACCGGCTTTTCTCCAGACGCAGCCGACTCTTGACCAGCTCAAGCGTCATACCAACTCGAGCGTGACCTCTGCCCCGCTGATGGCCTTGATGAGGTAGGTCGAATTGGTCGTGTTGTCCACCAGGTGGTCGTTGACCTCAGCGCCGGCAAGCTCGGGGGGCAGAACCATCTTGAAGACCTTGTTGCCGTGGTTGGTGGCGGAGAACTGCATGGCCAAGATGTCGGCCTTCCACCCGTCATTCCCCGGCTTGGGTGTGCCAACCCACGACTCAGCCGCGCCCTGCTTGTTCTTGGCCAGGGCGTTGAGCCGGTGGTAGCCGTCAGCCACCGACATCTTCGGGTCATCCGGGCTGGCGACGAGGACCACGGGGTGGGGTTCCTTGCCGTCCTTGAGTTCGTCGGCCATCTCTGCGACCTTGTCCTTGTCGATTCCTCCGGGCCGGTGCTGGTAGTCGATGTCCTTCAGTAAGACGTTGTCCTTGACCCATAGACAGCGCCGGACCCAGCCAAGGTCGCCGTTGGGGTAGTGCTCTTGGAGGTAGTCGAGGACGTCGGACTCGTTGATGGAAGCGCCCACCATGCGTGGCTGTGGGGCATCTGCCGCCTTCGTCGAACGCGTCGGGGCCCGCAGGGCTGGCAGTACTCGAGGAAGGTCGGCAGCGAGCTCAGGGCGCAGCGCCGGCATCCCGTGGATGTGGTCTATGTCCATCCACACCGACGTCTCAGGCTTGGCGTGCAGGTCTGCGTCAGGGTTGTCGGTCTCGGGGCGGTCCAGGTTGATGTTCACGTCGGACTCACGGGGAACGCTGAGCACGAACCCCTGGTAAATCCCGTTCGGAGATTCCCACATACTTACCACCTGGCCGTCAGGGACGGGGCAGCCGACCTCTTCGGACCACTCCCGACAGGCAGCGTGGAAGGGCGTCTCGCCTGGCTCGAGATGGCCCCCGCCGAACTCAAATGTCCCCGACGCAGGGTCAGTCGGGTCGTGCATCCGCTGAATCATGAGCACGCGCCCGGTGTCCTCGGCTCGCACCGCCAGGCCAGCTGCCACCACGTTGATGTTCGCTGCGAGGGTGTCGGCTGAGCTGGCGTCCTTCTTCTTGCGGGGCTTCTTGCGCCGCCCACCGCTGAGGTCGAAGGGGACGAAACCACTGGCCAGTGGACCGCCAGCGGAGAAGTCCTTGCCCTCACTCCCAGCGGGCCCACCAGTGGCGTCGATATGGCGTAACTGGCAGTACCCCTCTGGGTTGTCGATGTAGTCCCCGGCGATGGCCACACAGGCATCGAAGTCACCCGGTGACCCCCAGTCGATGCCACCGTCCGCCCCGTCGTTGTACCAATCCCGGAGAGCCTGGGTGCCTCCCTCAGAACCGTCCTTGACCGCCCTGGTCGTCATCTTGGTCCCAAGCGTCCAGCCAGCAGCAGCGTGGATGGCGTCAGCCTTGGTGACGAACCGCTTCCCACCCAGGGCGTTCTCCCGCGCCCCTGAGGGCTGGTCGGTCTGGTCGAGGGTCTCACCACCGGATTCGAAGCTCAGCGAGCAGTTGCACAGACACCCGCCCTCACACAAGACGTCGTTGTCGAACCCGCCGTCGCCGGGGAACCCAGGCAGGGTGTCGGCGGTGAAGCTCTGCCCATCAAGTTCTTCGCAGTTGTCACAGTGGGCAGAGTCGTCACCGAGGTTCCACACGATGTTGGCCTGGTCAGAATCGCCCGACCCGGTGTCGACGTAGCCCTCTTCATAGGGTGCGGTCAGGCCGGCCGCGTACATCTCGGCTCGAGCAGCGAGGGCGTCGGAGGAGACACCAGAGACGATGTCCGAGGCGAACCCGTCGAGGTAGGTGCTCTGCGCCGCCGCCCGGTCCGCCGCCTTGTCGGTGAAGTCGGGGGCCGCATCATCGTCCAGGCCGAGCTCGCTGACCGCTCCTGAGGCTCCGGCAGCGTAGGCGGCGGTGTAGCCGTCCTGCATGACCCCCGTGGCTCCGGCTGTGAACGCCTCAGGCTTGATTTGCCCACGGCTCAGTTGGCCAGCCAGCGCCCCCAGGCCTGCCACCACAGCGGCCCGGGGGGCTGAGAGGGCAGATTCACGCCGGTTGACCTTGTCAGTCGCCGCCTTGATGACCCTGATGGCCACATCCGGGTCACTCGAGCCATACCGGATGGCCTGGGCAAACGCTGCCTTGGTGATGGAGCGGGGTTCGAAACTTCCTATTTTCCCCCCTCGTTTGAGGTAGCGCCGCAGGATTGACAGTTCATCGGTGAAGGCCTTCGGCGCGACCTGGTCCTTGGGCGGATTCGCAACGACAGACTCAGAAGCAGCGTGGGCAGGGCTGGCCGGCGCTGTGTCGACCGCTGCGGGCTTCTTGGCCGCGGGCTGTGTCGGCTTGCCAGGGGGCTGCTTGGGGCCCGGCCCGAGTGCCGGTGGCGACCCTGGCTTCTTCGGAGGCAGCCCAGGCGCATCAGGTGGCGTAGGAGGCTGCCCAGAGCCGATGGTGGGGTCTGACGCCAAGTCCTGGGCTGTCGGGAAGGGGATGACCTGACCTGTCGCCGTGGCGATGATGGGCACCGTCGTCCAGGGCAGGCCCAGGGGGTCCAACTCGAGGGCGATTCTCTGTTCGTCGATGGTCGAGACCGGGATGCCTGTCCCCACCATCAGCATGGCGTTCTTCACCTGGTCGTCGCGGGACTCGCCTTCCTCCACGATGCCCCAGGACCACTGCATGTCCTTTTGCCCCATGAGCTTTTGAAGGACCCGGTCAAACAGTTTCTTCTTCAGGCGCTTGGCTCGAGGGATGGTGGAGCGTCGAACGGAGTGGTCTGCTGATTGGGCCGCTTGAGCCTTCGAAGACGAGGGGGATTGGAGCGCCGCAATCTTGGGTGTGATTCCAAGGTCTGAGATGGTGAGCCCGAAGGGCATGCACATCAGCGCAGCGAGCCACTCGTCCAACTGGTCCGAAAGGTCGGTGTCCTTTTGAGGCATGACTTTGGAACCCGGAGGCAGCACAATCACCTGATGCTTGGCACCCAAGTCACCTCCGAGCATGTTGATGGCCTCTTGGAGCTGGCGGGCCTCTTCGGCGTTGGCGATGGTCTCACCGGGGTCCAAGAACACCTGAGGCAGAGAGCCGGAGCGGTAGAACTCCCACTGCCAGGTCTGGCGGGCGAAGATGATGGCCGCCGGCAAGAGGCCTTGCTCGAGCGGACCGAAGCCGTAGGGCGTCCAGGTCCGCGTCTTCATGCGCAGGTAGAAGAGTTGGTCCGCCGACCACTCGTCGACCGTCTCGGTCAGTTCGTCGAGCATCGGGTTGATGGCTTTTATGTCGTCGATTGAGGCGTCAGGACCCAGGTTGATGATGTCCATGAGGTCGATGCGCGGCACCCCCCA